CCTACTCAACGGGCAGTGCGGTCGACAGTTACTTCCTCCCCGGTGCGGCGTCAAGAGATGGTGATCCCAGTAAAGAAAACCACCGACAAGGCCCAAGAATTCGTTTTACACCCCAAAGAGATCCCGTGGTTCGGGGGGATAGCCCCCTCTTACCAGCGGTGGGGAATGCAAAACCTCAAGGTGTGGTACGAACCGAGGGTGTCGACGTCAACAAACGGGACAATCTCGATGGCGTTCCTGTCGGATTTCAAGGACGATACCCCGACCTCGTTCCAGTCACTAACCTCGATCAGGGGAGCAGTGCGGGGCGCACCTTGGGACAAATTCACGCTAGCTTGCCCAAAATACCGAGCCTACGACTACACAAAAGATCTGAGCCCTCTCTCAAATGAGGAAAAGAATGACCGTGCCATTGGTCGAATCGTTGTCATTGCCGATATGGATGACGATTTCTCAGCGAGTAATGTAGTTGGTAGAATTTTCCTAGAATACACTCCAGTGTTCATCGACCCGATCGACCCAACCCTTCAGGGGGTCAAGATGATCGAGGCCGGGTCAAGCACATAGGTGCCTGCCACCCAACCCTCCTACGATTTTAACCGGCAGTTTGTCACAGGCAAGCCGTCATCAATAGGAGACGTTGCGGGTGTGGGTGGCACCATGAACCTTGGCAATCCAACGGTTCCGAACATTTTGCGTTATGAGGCTACAACAGCTGGTTCAGATATCACGAATCTGACGCCTGTCACCCTCCGCGTTAATTTTGTTCTGGAAATCCCTCAAGCTTACAAGCCTGGGATAGGTCGTCCAACGTTGGAAATGAACACATCGGCCACAGTGAGAGATTTTAGAGCGGTGTTGGACAACAACGCTTCTGTAGTAGGTGGTGAGCCGAAGAAGGGGTTGAGGTATACAGTGAGGATGACCATGCCGCCAGGCACTGTGGCCACTTTACTCATGTTCGGGACGGATTTCTCCAGGACTATGCTACCCAATAATCTGGACATTTCGGTGACAGATGATTGGGGTGGCGCCGGAACAGTCAATCCCGTGACAAAGGTTAGACCTCAACGCGATGAGAAGGATGAAATCGTCACGCAAGACAACATTTCCATACCTGATGCGCTCCCGTCAAACGGTGCGTATTTCGCCAGGTGGTATGGTGTCGCAGGCACTGACAAATTAGCCGCGGGGAATGCGTTGAACGGTATACCTAGTATAACGTATAACCCGGACTCAGGTGTGATCTCGTGTTATAATGGGT